CGATACTAAATACTTTTCTATTTCATGATCTCTAATCAAATGGCCGATGGCAATCGTCCATTTTCCTAGCGTATCTTGATAGGCATGTGCTCTTGTTCCTTCATGGTCACGAACCCTAGCCTTTAGTTCATCAGTAATTTTTATTGTGTTCATTTTCCACCTATTCCCCAATGTACTTCATGAGGATCTTTTTCCTTTCTTTTTGTTGTTCTATATAAGTATGATCTTATTATATTTCTTAAATGCGTAATAAATATTCTCATCTTCTTTTGACAGAAGGTATACCATTGTACATGTTTTGTAAACCGTTTTGCAAACTTTTTAATTGTTTGTCGATCATTCCCCCATCCGCAACCATCGTTAAATATTGATTTGCAATATCTGGTTTGTTTTCGAACTGAATTACAGAACGAGTTAAATCATCTATTTCATTTGGTTCAACAGTTTCTCCTACTCTATCTTTAACAAATGATAAGTAGTTATTAAATGATTGTGGGTTATCTTCTTCAGGAGCATACTGACCAATGATATCTTCTACTTTATTGCTTCTATTTACTTTCGCTGTCAAATCTGCTCTCAAAGCATTAAGACCTGTTTCCGCATCAGGGAATACAGCAAAATTATTACCATAAGTTTGACCTTCAATAGCTCCTTGTTGTCCTGCAAATTGTAAATTACCTGGATTATTATAAGCGGTTACTTGTGTTCCGTCGACCGTGGACAATGAAGCTTGATCATCTATAAATCCTTGATCCATTTCTTTTTTAAATTGTTCAAGGTTTTGCTGTTCAGGATTAATCAGTTCATTAATAGCCATTCCTGTAGGAATGTCATCAAAAGGATTGAACGCACCTAAAACACTAATCTCACTTTTTTCTTTTACTTCTTTTGGTTCAACAGTTGTTGATCCTGTCTCTACATCAAAATCTCCTGTGTATGTTCCAGAAAGAATTTGTCTTGTAATTTCATTAACTGCAGATTTAATTTGAAGTTCATTAAATCCTTGGTTTTCTAATGCTTGTTTAAAGTCTCCAATGGTTGACTCTTGCCCTGGTATTTTTGTGTTATCAGGCAAAGGTTCCCCTGTTGACGGATCATCAACAGATAGAATACCTGAGTTTTGTAAATCTTGTTTAAACTGACCCGACTCCACATAACCAACATTTGTTGTATCTAGTGCTTCTAAATCTTCTTTTGTTGGAGCCCTCATATCCACTGTTGGATTCTCGTATCTAAATCTATATTCTTCTCTCTCTGCCATTAAGGCATCTAACTCTAAACCTAAAGCATCTCTATCCGCTTGCAGTGCTAATTCTTCAGCCTTACTAACTTCATCTACTTGAGGTACTTTGGATGCAAAAGTAAATCTATCTGCATTATCAAATACATATTTCTGAACATCGTTTAATTTATCATAGCCTTTGTTAGCTTTATCAAGAGCGTAGTTAGCAACTCCTTTGATGGCACCTAAGATACCTAGTTTACCACTCATAGCTGCATCTGCAAGGTTACCCAACATCTGTCCACCAGCATACGTAACATCACTCATGATCTCACTAAAGGTAGGACCATACTTATTAGCTAATTGTATTTGTTTTTCAGCTAAGTCCATACTTGCCGGAGTTCTTCTTTGAGTTAAACCTTTCACAATACTACCACTTGTAGTGTAGACAGGTTTTGTTTCTTCTCTTTTAAACTTTGCTAATTCTTGTGCTTGTTTTAATCTTCTATCTAAACGATCATCAGAGACATCTTTTCGACTATCAAAATATTCTCGACGAGTTATTTCCCTATCTAACTCTCTACCAATATCTGTGGCAGATTTCCCTGGAGGGGCAGGAGGACCTGCTTTTTTGCTAGATGTAAATCCTGGTGGTGCCATTATAAGTTTCCTTGTTTAAATAGTGCTTTGTTTATTTCGTCGTCACCCGCTAGTATATCGGCTGCAACATCAGAATCAAGGGTTTGTGTTGTTGGTGCAGGAGGGGTTGTCACTGCAGAAGTAGATATTGGCTTCTTTTGTTGTTGAGTCACAGCTTGTTGAGTAGCTTGCATCTGGAAGAAATCAGCTAAGGCATCTAAAGCTCCTGTTTCAGGGACAGTGAAATTAGTATCTAAAGCAGAGGTTAATTGCCTACCATTATTAGCACCAATATATTCATAAATCTTTTGGAGAGATCCTTGTAGAGGATCAATCGGAGCAGAACCTGTTCTTTGAGCTAATCGTAGTGCATTTTCATAGAACAGTTTTCGTACTTCTTTACTTGGCTTATAAGGTTGATAGGTACCACTGACAATCGCATTACGAGTGGATTTCGGTAGTCGATCTAACTGCTTACTTAAATCGCCTGTTTTAATTCCTAAAGTTTTTGCTGCTTCGACGTTTTTATACATATCTTGAAATGCTCTATATCGTTGTTCCTCTGCGCCTAAATATTCTCTTAATATCTGATCAGGAGTCACTGCCCCTCCTTTTAAAACGTCGCCTAAGAAGGTAGCTCTTGCAGAAGATATTCTTTTATTAAAATCTCCCACCATAAACTTCATTGATTCTGAAGGATCAACTTCAATATTTCTAAAACCAAAAATACCCATTGCCTCATCTGTTAAATCATAAGTACGACCATACTTGTCGGCTACGTTAAACGGAGCTCCACCGATACGCATTGCAGCATCTAAAGAACCGGGTGTAAAAGTATCCATAATGTGCATGGTTGATTTATAAAGTTTTTCTCCTAAAGGATCTTCTGGTCTAAACACCTGAGAGCCTTCTCTTGTTCGACCTCCTCTTAATAAAATATCATTTGCTGCTTCAATAAAAATTGCTTCAGACAGGAATGGTTTAGCTAATTCACTCATCGCTTTAACACCGCCCTCTGTTAATCTTGCAGTGATACTAGCGTTCGTATCTTCCCCTGCTACTAACTGATTCATGACTGTTCTGGCAGGACGTAATAAAGAATCATAAGGATAGATATAAGATAAATCTAAATATTGAACATTACCTGTTTCTTCGTCTCTACCGGTGGGCACCAATAAAGAGTTCTCTGACCACGAAGGAACAAATCGTCGAAGAGCATCCATTTCTTCATCACCAAATTGAGATAGTTGTTTTCCAAGTTCAACTGCTCCAACAGGTAAGGCGGCTCCAGTTCCTAGAACACCTGTCATTCTTCTCATACCAATGCCTCTTGTTTCGGCTATAGATAATTCTCTAGCCGCTCTTTGTATTGTGTTAAAACCTGTACGAATAATCTCTGCAGGGAAAGCAACAAATGTACCTAAAGGTAGTTTCCTCAATGCTTTAATATTATCCCCCACATAAGCATAGTTAGGGATATTATTTTTAGTGACATCAGCAGATAGATTTTTTACTAAAGCTTCGGTTGCATCTTCCGTTAATAAAGCTTCTTCCTGTTGTAATCTTTTAGCAAAAGCTTCATTACTCTCTCCTTCTAGTTGTTTGAGAGAATTTTTTGGTTGATAGAAAATAGGATCGTTAAATCGAATATCTCTTCTACCCATTAATCTTCCTACTTTTTTTCTTAGTTGTTCAAGAACAGCTTCAGGATTTTTTATACCTGTTTCTGCTTTAACAATATTCATTCTATTTTTAACTGCTGTCTCATAAACAGGATTGATAACAGATCTTTTTGTATTCTGATCAATAATAGTTCTTGGAATATTATCGATATCTTTACCTGCTTGAATTAACGCAGAAATAGCTTTTCGACCGCCGTCTTCTCCTAGTTCTTTGAGTTCAGGGCTTCTTGCAATAAAGTTATTGACGAAACCATTATAGTTTCCTTGTTCAAAATTGTAGTTATAGATTTTCCAGAAATCATCTTCGGCCATATAAGTGTCTGTAATTTTTCTTCGTAGTTTACCAAAGCCCTCTGCCACAACATCAAAAGTATTATTAACAACTTTATCCGCATCAAAAGTATTTGCTTTTTGAATCTTCGCACCAAGATCAACCATCTCACCAATCATTGGGTTAGTTCCTGTGATACCTCGACGAGTATAATCTAAATATAAATCAAAAGCTTCTTGGCTTTCTTTTCCTTTTGAAAAAGCAGCAAATGATTTTTTAAATGCATCCACAGTTCTTTTAGGATCAACAAAAGAAATATTACCGTTAAGCATTGTAAAGGCACTCGCACTAATCAAGTTTCTTACGTGAGTAAAAGGAGAGAAAATTGTTTTGGCTTGTTGCGATGCAGACTTAGGAGCTAACACAAAAAAACTATAGAGCTTACTTAATGCTCCTTCTTCGCCTCCTTTGACTTGATTATTAAAAGCATCAGCTATTTCTCTTGTTGTATAAAGCCCTGTCATTTCTTGTGCTACAGGTAGGTTTCTTGATAGATCACCTACGGGAACAATATCTGCTGATCTTGCTCCTAATGCTCTAGCAGCTTCATCTTGAGATTCAAAAAATATTTTTCCTTTTGCTAATTTACCAAGATTACCTAACATTTCGACTTCGGTAATCAAAGCGCCTTGTTTAGCAATCGTAGAAGATATATTGTAGAAAGGGTTTTTAATTTCCCCAAAGAAATCTTTTAATTCATCAGGTAGTTTCTTTGCCTGCAGGATTCCATTATCGAGGGTCAAACCTAATTGACTTAAAACAACATCCTCCGGTAAGTTCGTCGCTTTTTGTATATCCTCTTGATATAGTTTATTTAAAATTTGTTTTGCATAATCTTCATCAGCAACACCTTCTTTAGGCGCCACCCCAACAAAATCTTTTTTGCCCGGCTCTTTACCTTTAGCTAAAGAATCTCTACCTTTTCCAAGTTGTTTTATGACGTAATCATAAGCTTTTCTATATGCTGCATCAGTAGGTTTATATTTAGCAAAAGCTTTACCTAAAGCATTGTTTCTTTCAACTAACGCATATCGAGTGGTAGAATATTCCCCTAAGTTTTCTGTAATCGCTTTTCTTAAAGGAGCAAGTTCTGGAGTGTTAGGAAGTATTTTTAAAATGGCATTAGAATAGTTGTCAATGGTCATTCGTGCGTTGTCAATGTTCTTAAATAGTTTAGCTCCTAGTTCAGGATTATCGAAACCTATCTCATTTAAGTATCGGTCTAGATCTGTTCTTTTCCCTGATGTTAGGTAGGTATTAATAGCATCACCAAACTTAATTTTTGCAGCATCATCTTTTCCTTTTCCTGTTTGTTTTAAAATATCATCAACGACCATTTCTACTCGACGACCAAACGCTTGCCCTTCTGTTTGAAATTTACCTAATTCATTTTTTCTTAATTCTAATAATTCAAAAATCTCTCTTGGTTTAATTCCCTGAGGAGCAAAGTCAGCAATTATTTTTTTAATACTATTATCGAGTGCGTCATATTGCATTTTATATTTGACTGCTCCCGCACCTTTAGCGATACCGGTACCCACACTCCCTAGAATAGAAGTTAGGACAGCACCTTCCCCTGCAAATTTTAATCTGTTGGTTAGTTCTCGAACGGCTTCTTCTCTACCATCAGTTTCTCTTGTATCTCTAGCAGTGATACCACCAAACTCATCACCAATAGTTCCAATATCAGGATCGGCAAAAACAAAGTCAGCTAATGCACCACCCCCTAAACCTGCTCCAAAAACATATCCTTTGTCATAAAGAGCTCTCTTTTTTATATCGGTAGGATTTAATCGATCTACTTCATCCGCTAAGGCTCCTTTGACAGTTCTTCTTTTTCCTGTAAGAGGATCAATTAATAAATCATCTTTAAGAGCTGCTTTTCTTTCTGATAAATTTTTTGCTTTACCAAACTTTTTAACATCAACATACTTGTTTAAACGTTTTGCTTTAAGAGCTGATCGAGCTAGTCTAGTTGCTAGCGTATATCCTGTCGTTGACGGAATACCTAAACTCACTAAAGTTTCTGTTAGCTTACCAGCAGTTGTGGATTCTGCTACTTCATCAAAAGGATTAATTTTATCAAAGAAAGATTCAACCGATGCGGCCATATCTGTATCAAAACCTAAGTCAATTAATTCTGCACCTAGGGAAACAAACTGTTCGGGTATTTTAAATAGACCAGAACCAATACCTGCTAGACCACTGACAATGGCACCATATTCGTCATCATCAATATCTCGTAGTTTCTTATCTTCTTCTTCAAGACGACTTGTATCTAAGGAAGATCCTAAAGGCATGATTATCCTTTCGGAGTGATAATTTCTACACCCTCAACTTTTTCAAAATCATCTGGGAAAGTTAAATATTTTTTCTTCTCTAAAGCACCTGGTTTAATTTTCCAAGGATTACCTTCTGTGTCTTTAAACACTTCGTTACTTGCACCGCCTTTATTTATTTGTTTAGAAGATATTCGATTACTATCGTCTCTATAGACATCAATATCTTTTAATTCCCCCGCAGGTAAATATCCTGTAGCAGCAGCAGCTCCGGCAGTATCGCCAGGCATTTCTGTTTTTGTTTCAGTGTATAGATTAATCTTTACTAAATCATCTTGCTTGCCTGAAAGTTCTGTTTCTAACATTAATTGTTCTTCAGCAGATTTAATTGCAGCGAGATCAATTGCTCTTGCATCTTTGCTTGCATCGCTTGCTAATTGAGCAAATGCTTGTAATGGATCAGTTGCTGATTTTGCAATCTTCTCTGCTAAGTTTCCACCTCTAGCCGATGCTAGATTTAAACCAAATTGTGCTAATTGTAATAACCCTTGTTGCTTCATCATTTCTTTAGGATCACCAAGCATCTGTTTGTATAAATCAGAACGCTCTAGTGCTAAAGTTTTTAATCGAGATAATTCATCTTCTTCCGCTGTTAATTCATCAACGGGAGCTTTGTCTGTGACAGTGCCTGTTGCATCGGTTTCCGTATCTTCAGTCGAATCATCTTTAGTAGTAACCATGTCTTCTTTTGTAACCCCCTCATCTAACTTTGTTTCTGCATCCGCTAATTGTTTTTTTAGTTCAGGCAACCTTGTTTTAGCATCAGCAACTTGTGCTTCACTATACATATTTGGATTTGCTATGATTGCTTCAAGTTTTTGAATTTCCATTTTTAATCCACCAACTTGCATACCCATCCCTTTTTCAACTAAAGAGGTGTAGTTTTTAGGATCGATTATTGTCTCCATAGCAGTAGGTGCACCAACTGTTTGAGTGAAAGGAGCTTGACTCATTTGATATCCAGCAGGGATAGTAACATCTCCACCATTCTCAAACTTCTGCACGATACCTCCATTAGCAAAGGCCGGTAAGCCATAAGCTTTTAATTGGTCCTTGGTCAGTCGTCGCTGAAACATCGGTCTGTTTAAAATATAATCTTTCATTTTTTATCCTAACGCACTTACGCCGCCACCGAATCCACCTAAAGCACCGAGGGTACTTAGTCCTGCGATTCCTAAACCTGCAACTTGTTGGAACATCGAAGGTGAAGGTTGTTGAGTGTAAGCAATCGATGAAGAAGGAATGCCTCGTAAAATATCAGATGCAAATCCTGCTCTTCTATAAGGCTCTTGTTGTCTAGCTAGTTCTGTTTGTCTAGCGGCCTCTAAAATATTTTGTTGCTGTTGTTGTTGAACACCACCCACACTTAATAATCTGTTAATATCCACACCTGATAATTGTTGTCCAAGTTCGCCTAAACCTGCTTGTGCTTGACCGGCTTGAAGTGTTTGTACTCCTAGCTGACCTAGTTGTTGTGCAGTTTGTTGTTGAGCTTGTTGTGCTTGTAAATAGTTTCGAGATAAGTCTTCAAAAATTCTCTGTGATTTAACCTGAGCTAAGTTTCTTGCTTCTTCCGCTTCACGGACACCGAATCGTGATCCTCCAAAGGCACCCGCTGCTACGGCTTCTGCAGCAGTTCGCTGACTTTGAATATCCGCTTGTCTTTGTAATTCAGCTAAAGCTTGTTGTGTAACTTGTTGTTGATAAGGATCCATGTAAGTAGAAACTTGTCGAGGATCTAATGTCTGAACACCTGCGCCGATGGCACCTAGTCCAGCACCAACAGTTTGTTCGGCTTGTTGTAAAAATGGTCTATACGCACCTAGTCCTGCTTGTGCTTCTTGAATAGCAGTGAGTTGTGCTTGCTCTAGTGGAGCAATTTGTTGTGCAGGGACTGCTTGAGGTATTCCTGCTAATCCTTTTAATCTTAATTGATATCTTTGTTCCGCTTCCTGCTGTCTAGCAGCGAAATCTTCAGCAGTTTCATCGGCACCTTGAGTTACTATTTCATCAGGCCTTCTAGCGGCACCGATCTCTTTTAATCTCTCTTGATATTCAGCTTCTGTTTCCCCTGCCTGTCTTTGATAATTAGGAATACCATAGATAGAACCTAATAATTGTTCTGCTCTCTCTTCAATGAAGGGTGCTTGTCGTTGATATTGTACAATCTCTTCTGCCATATTATGCTACCTTGCTTTCAAATTTATCCATCATTTCATACATCATTTTAGCGCCTTGACGTCGTTGCTCCAACTTATCATCTTTATCTGCACCATTCAATGCCCCAAGTCCTCTAACTGCAGCAGCAGTCATGACAAATTCTCCATCACTTAACATCGCAGGAATATCATCCGACTTCTCTGTCCCTGGTCCGTCGATCTGTCCTACCTTACGAGGGAAGTTACTAGTATCTAATTCTCCACCTTCAGCGAGTGGTCGATACGTAGGAGCGGCTGCACCATACTCACCTGTGCTTGGATCATAATAAGTTACTCCCGGAGCTCTCATATCTAATGGTGCTACACTTCCTGGTTCTGGTGGAGGAGCAATATCTACTCCTTCATCTTCTTCTTCCATTGTGCTCAATGCACCTAAAGCTCCTAATCCTAAAGCTCCTTTTGCTAAACCGCTCATTCCTTTAAATGCTTCTGCTCCTCGTTGAAAAACACTCGGTTGTCCTAAAGCTTCACGTGCTGACATTTTTGCTAAACTTTTAGTAGGATCTCCTCCTAAAGCTGCTTTTAATTGTTCAACAGTTTGAGCTTCTTTAATAGCACTAGGGGCTGCTGTTGCTCCAAACTGAGAAGCGGGAGCCGCTGTTCCAAATAATCCTGCGCTAGTAGCAAAACTTCCAAGGCCGTATCCCATCAATGCTGATGTTGCGATGTTCGCAGGATTGTCTCCTCTAATTGCAGATCCTAAACCTGCACCAATCGAAGCTCCCATAGGTCCACCAACAGCAAAGCCTATGGCTCCTGTAACTACAGGTAAAATCTTTTTTAAGAAAAACTCGGGTTGTCCGGTATAAGGATTAATTGAGTTTGCTTTATTACCTACAACGTATCGCTTACCTTTGACTCCATACTTTTCTATTTCTTTGTATATCTCTTTACGGAGATCGGGACGTTTACGAAGAATTTGTTTGGGTACAACAAGTTCTCCTTTCGCTACGTGAGCGACTTGATTATCTCCGTATCTTCCGTATTGAGCTATACTCATTTATCGTCCTTACTTTTTAGGTGTAACTGCACCCGTGAATAATTTAGGCGCAATAACATTAACATCTCGTCTAATATCAGCCAGAGTAGTATCGGTATTAGGATCAGCAACATCATTAT